TCTGACCTTCAATACTTACTTCTTCTTACCGCCGTTGCCTTTCATACCTTTCTTACCACAAGCCATCAGTAAACTCCAAAGAAAAGCTTACCACTTACAAGGTAAGAGACAATAGCAGCCACGAAGCCAAGCATAGCAAGGCGACCATTAAGGAGCTCAGCACGTTCGTTGTGAGAGACAGTGTAGTTGGGATCCATATACATTGTGGGTTCTTTAGCCCAGAGGTTTTGTTGATTACGGTCGTTGGTGGTTACGGTCATTAGAATTGAAGGTTAGAACGTTCGAGCTTTTCAGAGATGTCCATACGATAGGCAGGGTCCTTATCATAGCGGGGGTCGCTCATAGCAGCAACCAACTCAGCTTGACTACGGAATACATCACCAGTGTTACGTGGTGCTGAACCAGTCAACATCTCTCCATCGTAACCAACAGCATCTTGGTAGCGAGAGTTAAGTGCTTGAGCAGCAAAGAACATAGTCAGAGGATCACCCCTATCCATTGCTGCATCATACAGGTTGATCTCCTGTTCACTGAGGTTTTGACCAGCCCATTGAAGCATATTCTGATACTCGTCAACACCACCCACTGAATCTTGGATCTGTGTGACATCCTCTTCTGTTGCTACTGCAGTTTGTTGTGCCTCACCTTGTTTAGTAAGGAACATATTGGCGACATCAATGGGGTCCATCTTACCCACTTCCTCTACGAGGTTATCATCCCACTCACCAGTACGGTAAGATTCCATGATCGCATCGAAGAGGTCACCATCTACTTCAATCTCTTCTTCTTCCTCAGCTTCTGGTGCTTCCTCTACTTGAGGCTCCTCTTCAGCTGGTGAAGAAAGACGTTTCTGTAGTTCAAGGTAACCACGTTCAAGTTCTTCTGCTGACTGATACTTACCAGCCAATAGTTGTTGCTCTTGTTCAGCTAGCCTTTCACCAACTGCTAGGGAGTCAAGCTCTTCTGCAGAGAACTCACCTTCAATTTGTTCGGATGGATTAAGAGTAATTTCGTTTGCCATTTGCTGTGATAACGGTTAGATTGCCAAGACCAACAGTCTTGACGAAATCGGGGGAACGACCGATAGTAGGCTCACCAATCTTAGTACGTTTCATACTAGGAGTTGGTTCAGTAGTAGGTTCTTCAACCGAGGAGGTTACCTCCGGGGACTCCAGCTTCTTGCTGGGTCGCCGTGGCTTGGTCGGGGTTTGGTTGTCCATTTTGATTTATCAATTCAGGGTTCTTAGATGGGTCAAGTAGTGGTGCCTTAGCTAGGTTAGCTGTCTGCTTCACCATCTCCATCTGTTGTGCTTGTTGCATCTTCTCTTGCTCCTCTTGCTGTACTTGAGCCATAGACTTAATCAAGTTCAGAGCATCAATACCTTGAGCAGCAGCAAGACGCTTCACAGCTTCATCAAGATTGAGGTACTCTTTGATAGAGTCAGGTCCAAGTGTCTGAGCAATAACAGTAAAGAACTGACCTAAGCTTTCACGATCTTGTCCTCTACCTAGTGCGTTAATACCTGCAACAATTGTAGGACGTACCAGATCTTTGGGGATCTTAGGGATGTCGTTGTTCTTCTGGAGAACAGAGAGCTTACGGTTAAGATACGGCACAAGGAACTCAACAGTCAACAGGGAGAACAAACCTCCAAGCTGTTGCTCTAGTTCCATCTGTGTCATCCGTACTTCTTCAGCTGTAGTGCGCTCACTGTTTCTTACATTAAGGATGAGGAAGGCTTCGCTAAGACGACGCTCAAGGATCTGAGCCATCTCCATAGCTGTCTTGAAGTCAGCAGTCTTCCCTACTTGTACAACTGAGATATCATCAGGTCGTCCCTGAATGATGGCTCCGTTGCCCGCAGAGGAGAGGGTCTGTGGTTTGGTAGTACTAGACGGAGAGACAGTAAAGACCACCTTAGCGGCGACTGCAGAGCCCTCTACGAGTGCTTGCATCAATGCTTCCAATGAACGCAGGTCACCGAGGAACTCCTCAACCCTACCACGTCCATAGGACTCACCATCAACTACGTTAAACCTAAGCACCAACCAAGGGTTAGCATCCAATGGTGCCTTACCTTGTGAACCAGGGATGATCTTATCAAAGACCTCTTGATACCACACCACACGATTGTTCTCTCGTTTGACGTGGGTATAGACATCTACATCTTCATCATTTTCTGAGCCATCCTCACCTGGAGGATTAGCTGGGTATGCTGCTGTAAGCAGAGGTGACAAGAGCTTACGACTAACTCGTTCTCTTGTTACGATTTCTAAGATTTCACCGTTACCATCTCGATCTACGACATACCTGTTCAATGGATATAGCTTAAGTCCCTTAGGACCCATATAGATCAACGCATTACCACCAACAACCAAGTGTTTGAGTGCTTGGTGGACAGTAACGCGATCACTAGATGCTGCTATGATTTCCATGACAGACCTCTCCATCTTCGCAAAGGAGATATCAAGGTCTGATCGTGCTTCAGGAGGGAGATCAACACCGATCTTTGAATCATCAATCTGTAGCTTAAAGAAGCTGGTTTGAGGTGGCAGTAGAGCTAACATCAATTTAGATGCCAGAGTGACTACCCCCTTTGCACCAACACTTTGCCAGGGTGTGATCAACCTAATGTTTCGTGACCTACTAACGTCATCATCTTGTTGGATGAGAGTTGGTAAGGTCAACTCAGAGCACTGAACAGCTGTGTCTAGAAACATAGAACGATACTTAGTTAGAAAGTCGTATCTAGTTTTAGCTGTCATTATTAAGCCCAGGATTTAAATGGATTTTTCTTTTGTGAGGCAAGACCTTGA